CGTGGATAAGAACCGCTCAGATGAGCCGTGGGCCTCATGACGCTTTTCGCGTTTCACACAAGGAGTCACCTATGGCACATTATGCAATGCGCCCTACGGGCGAAGACTACAACCGACTGGTCAACCAGAAGTGGCGGGGCATCCCCCGCGAACAGCGCCTGCCTCAATCAGATATTGAGGCGCAGCGCGGGTTCAAAAGGTTGTACCGCAAAGCGACGGGCCGCAAATTCAGCGGCACCATCAAGATGACCACCGGAAACCGACACACTTGGTGCCGACGCGGCGTCTGGAGCATCAACCGCGCCAGAACGTCATGGCACCACAGCGGATGGCCGGAGATCATCCACATGGTCAGTCATTACGTTGTGCGCAATCACACGCACGAGCAACTAAGACTGGAGCGTGACCTGACCGACTACGCCATCAAAAACGGTTTCCACCAAGGCAAGCTGGCCCCAAAGACCAAGCCCGAAAAAGCTAACCAGTAACCAACTATCACGGCCCACGGTTCTTCTGAGCGGTTCTGATGGTCAGGGGAGTAACGCTAATTCGGTATACGTATATATAGCCCAGAAATTATTTTTTTTTTTTTTTCTAAAATGGCCTGTTACCGGTGTTACCGCGTTACTTTTACGTTAAGTGTATGATCTATATAATAGATTTAGTAACATAAGTCGGTAACACAATTTTTATCCACAGGCTGGTTTGCGTTACTTTCCGTGGAAAAGAAGGGAAAGGGCTGTACGCCGGGCGAAAACATGGTATAGGATGTACGCCAATTAACTGCCTGTAGGACTCCCATGAAAAACAGACCCCACAAGGCCAAGAGCCGAGAGCTTATCGACCGCCCCCTGAGCCGGAAGCAGGAACTCTTCGTCAAAGAGCTCGTTTCCAAGGACGGCCAGATCACGATGCGCGAGGCGGCTATCAACGCCGGATACAGTCCGGGCGCGGCTCATACCCGAGCATATGAATTGACCAACCCCCACATCTCGCCGCATGTATGCCGGGCGATCCGTGAGTACCGGGCAGAGCTTGACGAGAAATATGGCGTTTCGTATCAGCGGCACCTACGGGACCTGCAAACGATCCGTGATATGGCGTTGCAGAACGGCGCTTATAGCGCGGCGGTGCAAGCCGAATACCGGCGTGGGCAGGCCCAAGGCAATATCTACGTCAGCAAATCGGAAATCCGCCACGGCAGCATCGACAGTATGTCGAAGGAAGAGGTGCTGAAGGCGCTTGAGGAGCTAAAGCAGAGCTATGCCCCGATCACCATCGATGTTACCCCAGAGTCCGAACCAAATGCCTCGAACCGCTCAAAAGCGCGAGAGCGGATTCTGGCGGGTCCTGCGGGACGCGATGAAGCGCTCGAACAGGAAGCTGACGGCGACGAGGCTTGAGACGTGGGCGATGCCCGGCGTGCCGGACGTTCTCGTTTGCGACGAGCTAGGCCGCTTTCATATGATCGAGCTAAAGCACACGAATTCAAACGCCGTCGAACTGCGGCCGCATCAGGTATCGTTCCTGACAACCCACGCTCACGCATCGTGCTGGATTCTGGTGCGTCAGCAGAAGAAGGCGACCGACGTTCCGGTCGTTTCGTTGTTTCGCGCGGCGCAGGCCGTCGAGCTTAGGATGGACGGCCTGACCGCGACCGCCCCTGTACTGTCGAGCCCCGAGCCCGTGCAGTGGGGCGATTTTTTCGCCTTGATGTTTCCCCTGCCGACCGATAGGGTCGGCGACCCAACCCCAACCGAGGAGTCTTGAAATGCTATTTCTGTTTAGTCTATTAGGCCGCTTTCTGTATGGTTCTGATTATGAGGAGCTTTCCCGCCGGTCGCAGCATATGCAGCGCCGTCGCCGTCGCCGGCGGTGATTTTTTTTCTTGCACCCTATGCGACAAACCCCGTATGGTTTTCGCGTTAACCACAAACAAGGAGTCCGGCCATGAACTATCGACCGATTTTTATCCTGCCCGGTGCCGAGCGCGCCAAGAACGGTCAGGTCTTCGCGACGCGTGAAGAGGCGGCCGCCAGCGCGGCCGACCGTTTCATGCGATGGACCGCGCCGACAGGCTATGCCGTGGAAGAGACGACCGATCCCGTGACTTTCACATGGTCGCGCGACGAGGGAGATAGAATGTTATGAAATATCCGGTCTACGATAGCATCGAGTCTGCCCGATGCGGCGCTATCATAGGTTCGACGCGCACCCTTCGCGATGCGAAGAAAATACTGGCCGCGCACTATTCCGGCACGTCATGGGATAAGCCTCCGACGCCTGTCCTGCGCGAATTCGATTTATTCGGCCGCACGTTGACCGGTTGGGTTGATTCGCCCGAATAGAAGCATGCCACGCCGCGAAATAAGAGCGCCGCCGTTGTGCGGCGCTTTTTTTTGTTGTGCCAATAGCGCGCCGGGCGTATAAGACAAGTCCCACAACAAGGAGTCTATCATGTTACTATCCGTCGAAACGAGCCGCGCCGATAAGACGCGCGGTTGCGCCGTAACCTACCGAGCCGCGCCGGGCGATATGTTCGGCACCTGTCCGGACTCTTGCGCGCTGAAACCGCGCCCCACAGGCACGCATGAAATAGACCGCGAATATGAGTCAGCCGTCGGCGCGGCCGTTCCGCGCGGCGGGTTTAGCTGGCTGTATTCGCATTTTGTGCCGACCTTGTGGCGGCACAAAAACCGCGCCGGCCGAACTGTTTTCAATTTCAGCGCCGACACTATCGCCGACGCCGTCGCATGGTTTAAGCGCGGCACGCCGACCGTCACTGTTCTGCCGTCTAAATTTTGGGATGATGCGAGCAACAACGGCCGCTCGTTTGAGCATGACGGAGTCCGTTTCGTTCGGTGCCCGGCGGAATATACCGGCATTGATTGCGGCACATGTGGCGACGATAAACGCGGCCCGCTTTGCGCTCGCGCCGCGCGCTCTTTCGTTGTCGTGTTCACCGCGCATGGCCCGGATAAGCGCCGCGCCGGCGATCCGGCCGACCCCGGCGGTTGCTATGCCGCCTGCGGTAATTGCGCCTTGCACTGGCGCAGACTGGCCGGCTCAGAGCGCGGCGAAGAATCCGACGCCGAGCGCGTGACTCGTTTCGCTGCCGGCTTGCGCCGTGGCGCGCGATTGCGCCACCATGTCGCTGGCGATATCGGCGGCCGCTAGCGCCACACGTCACCGCGAATTGAACGGCCGGCCGTTGCGCCGGCCGTTTTATTTTGCGCCAAAATAAGCGCTTGCGGCGGCTCGCTGTCTATGCGAGAAATCCCTTGCGGCACTTCCGCCGCATGCCAACAAGGAGTCGAAAAATGGCGCATGAACTAGATTTCTCGGCCGACGGCCGCGTCGCAATGGCCTATCGCATGGGCGATGCCGTGCCTTGGCACGCCGCCGAGACTATGCCGCAAGTGGTATCGCCCGGCGCTGGGGTCGATGTTTGGGCCGAGGCCGCAGGCCTGAATTACACGGTCGAACTAAGTCCTAATTACAAGGCGGACGGCACGCCGATTGCCGACTCCTTCCACATTTACCGCGCCGATACCGGCGCCGTCGTCGGCCCTTACATCGCCGGCCAGTGGCAGCCGGTGCAGAATATCGCCGCGCTCGAACTGGCGGACGATATCCGCCGCCGTCACGGGTTCGATATCGTGACGGCCGGCGCGTTGTTCGGCGGCTCTAAAATATGGGTACAGATGCAGGCCGACGCCGACGCCGTCCTGCCGGGCGACGACCGCATCACGTCGCGGCCGTTGTTTTCCCTCGCTCATACCGGGCGCGACGCCAATATTTTCGCCAGCGTTAATACAAGGGTTGTTTGCAACAACACGCTAACCGCCGCGCTGGCCGAAACCGGCGCAGACATTGTGCGCCACGATCACCGCGTGTTGTTCGCGCCGGAGGCAGTGGAAACCGCCCTTGGCTTGAACGCAGAGCGTTTCGGCGCTTTCGCCGAGACAGCGCGGCTCATGGCGTCCCGCGCTATGACCGACGCCGAAGCGCTCGAATATTTCCGCCACGTTATCGGCGGGAAAGAGGCTGCCGAAGCCGACGGCCGCGTGCGCTGGTCCGTTGGGGTTCGCCGCGCCATGGCGTTTCACCGTGGCCAAGAATTCCAACCGGTTGGCAAGGCCGACGCTGCCGACGTGGCGCTTTATGTCGCCGACAGGCTCGACGCCATCGCACGCGGCGCGGCCGTTGCCCTGCCGGCCGACGTGGCGAACGACCCGGCCGTCGGTATCAATCCGGGCCATGATATGGAGTCCGCACGCGGCACCCTTTGGGGCGCTTTTAATACCGTGACTTGGCTCGCCGACCAGCGGCCGGCGAAGCGTCACGGCGCGGCGCAGGGCATCGCCAGCAATTTATTCGGCGATGGCACCGGCGGCCGCTTGAAGGCGAAAGCGCACAAGCGGGCGCTTGAGCTGCTCGCCGCCTAACCGCTCGCAGCCTTGCGACGTGAACGGCCCGCCTCGCGCGGGCCGTTTTCGTTTGCGCCGAAACAGTGAATCAGGGCGCGGCCCGCCGCCCGCCAGCCGCTAGAACCTACCGCCACGCCTCGACGTTGCGCCGTGGCGCGCGGAACGCGGCCCGCCGTCCCCGGCCCCCGGCCCCCGGACCAGCGGCCGCCGTGCGCGATCCTAGAGCCCGCCGCATTTATCGTTGCGATGCGGGCCGCCCTTATGCGATAAATCGGGCGCGGCATATCCCGCCGCGAAACAAGGAGTCAGAAACATGAACGCTTTTATTCCCACCGCCCCCGCGACCCCCGAGCCCGGCGACGACCGCGTCGCCGTCGCCGCTGCGATTGAAGCCGCACTCGCCGCCGCGCTCGCCGCGCGCGCCGCCGACGCGGTCTACGCCGCCGTCTACGCCTCAGTCGACCGCGCGCGCCAGCACGGGAACGAACTCGCGCTGGCCGTCGCGGTCGACGCTGTCGTCGCCGACGCGGTCTACGCCGCAGTTGACCGCGCGCTCGCCGACGCCGCTGTCGTCGCCGACGCCCTGTAACCCCGGCCGCCAGCGGCGGCCCGCACCCCCGTCGGAGCAATCCGGCGGGGGTTTTTTTGCCGGCCCCGGCCGCCGCATTTATCGTTGCGCCGAGAGCCGCCCCTATGCGATAAATCGGGCGCGGCGCTTCTGCCGCCGAACAAGGAGTCCTGAAATGAACGACGCTTTTATTCCCCCCGCCCCCATCGAGCGTATCGACCCGGACGACAAGCTGGCGTTAGTGACCGAGGAGCTCGACCGCGTGCGGCGCGAGCTCGATGTCGCCCGCCGTGAGCTCGCCCTCGCGACCCCCGCGCCCGGCGGCCGTCAGGCCCTCGCCGACGCGATCGCCGACGCGATCGCCGACGCGGTCGACCGCGCGGTCGCCGACGCAGTTTCAGACGCGGTCGACGCCGCCGTCGCCGACGCGGTCGACGCCGCCGTCGACCACGCTGTCGCCGACGCGGTCGACGCCGCCGTCGCCGACGCGCTCCGACGCGCCGCCGACGCCCTGTAACCACGGCCGCCAGCGCGGCCCGTACCCCCGCCGGATCGCTCCGGCGGGGGTTTTTCATGCGCGGCCGGCGGCTCCCGGCGACGCGCTCAGAGCCTTGGGCCGGCGGCTCCCGGCGACGCGCTCCGAGCTCCCGGCCGGCGGCTCCCGGCGTCGCGCTCCGAGCTCCCGGCCGGCGGCCCCTGGCGTCGCGCCCCGAGCTCCCGGCCGGCGGCTCCCGGCGTCGCGCCCCGAGCTCCCGGCCGGCGGCCCCCGGACCCCCGGCCGGGGCCCGGCCGGATCGGGTCGCCGCCCCGGCCCGGCCGCCGGCGGCGCGCGGCCCGCGCAGCGCGGCCGGGGGCCGGCGAGGCGAGGGCTTGGGCCATGTTTTTCACAAACAATCAGCAAAAATTTGATATGATCTTGACTAAAGCCCATTTCTGGTACATCGCATACGTGTTTCACGTGAAACATTTCTAGGGTCCCCCGATGGATGGTCTTGCCAGTAGCTCTTTGAGCGATAAAGAACTCAAGCTGCGTCTGCGGTTAGCGCAGCTTGAGAAAAACGAAGCCTGCCAAAATAATTTTTTGACCTTCGTTCGTACCGTCTGGCCGGAGTTCATCGCCGGTCGGCACCACAAAATCATCGCCGAAAAGCTAGAACGCGTGGCACGCGGTGAGCTAAAGCGCTTGATAATCAATATGGCTCCGCGCCATACAAAATCAGAATTCGCGTCGTATCTGTTCCCAGCTTGGATGATGGGTAAGAACCCAAAGATGAAGATCATTCAGGCCACGCACACCACGGAGCTAGCGGTCAACTTTGGTCGTAAGACCAAGAACCTGATCGACAGCGACGAATTTAAGGAGGTCTTTCCTGATGTACGGTTGGCCGCCGATAGTAAGGCTTCTGGTCGTTGGGATACTTCTGCTGGCGGCATGTACTACGCAGTCGGTGTCGGGTCGAATTTGGCCGGTCGTGGTGGTGACTTGGTAATCATTGACGACCCCCATTCTGAGCAGACAGCCATGTCTAACTCTGGCTTTGACGATGCTTGGGAGTGGTATACCGGCGGTCCTCGCCAGCGTTTGCAGCCGGGCGGCAGCATTGTTCTGGTCCAAACCCGTTGGTCCGAGAAGGACATGACGGGGCAGTTGCTCCGCGCTATGGCGAAGGACCCCTTGGCAGACCAGTGGGAGGTTGTCGAACTACCGGCAATCTTTGACGACGGTAACCCCTGTTGGCCGGAGTTCTGGTCGATTGAGGACCTGACCGCCGTCAAGGCGTCAATCCCGCCAAGCAAGTGGAACGCCCAGTACCAGCAGAACCCCACTGGTGAGGAGAACGCCATCATCCCGCGTGAATGGTGGCGTCGGTGGACCCGCGACAGGGTCCCCCAACTGCAATATGTGATCCAGAGCTACGATACTGCGTTCACGAAACGCGAAACTTCCGACTTTTCGGCGATCACAACGTGGGGCGTGTTTTATCCGGATGAAGGCGGCCAGCCTAATCTTATCCTTTTGGACAGCAAGAAGGGGCGCTGGGACTTCCCTGAACTGAAAAATCTAGCGTTTGAGCTATATAATTTCTGGGACCCCGACACCGTCATCGTGGAAGCCAAGGCTTCCGGCCTGCCCTTGACCCACGAACTACGGAACACGGGCATCCCTGTCGTCAACTTCACACCTAGTAAAGGTAACGACAAGCTGACGCGCGTCCATTCGGTCTCGCCCCTGTTTCAGGCCGGGATGGTTTGGGCCCCCGATGAACCTTTTGCGGATGAGATGATTGAGGAAGTCGCGGCCTTCCCCAACGGAGAGTACGACGACCTTGTCGATAGCATGACGCAGGCGCTGATGCGGTATCGCCAAGGTAACTTCATCCAGCTACCTACGGATGATTGGGAAGACCGCGTTCAATCTGCTAGAATACGGGCATATTACTGACCGGGAAGTCTCGTCATGATGAATCGCCGTGCGGCTGTTGCCAGTATGCTACTGAAAAAGGCTGGCATCCAAGGTGGAATTGGTCAGATAGCGATGGACCTCCCGCCGGAGACTTTGTGTCAATTTGACAAGGTACTGGGTCACGGGACCCCCAGCCGAATTCCGGGTCAGGACGAAGGTATTGTGGTGGCGTACAAGTCCGGCGACACGGTCGCCAAGCGCCCGATGAAGGATATTATTGCCGATACGGGGATCATGGGCCTTGCGGAGGGCGGTGCCGTCCCGTCGCCAAAGGAGAAGCCACGTTCTCCTGTTGGTCAGGAGCTCTATGGTCTGGGTGATGTTGAATTCCGCGCGGACCTTGAGCCATACCTGTCGCAGGTTGTTGATCCTCGGTCTACGTCTAGGTCTTCGAGGCCCTTGGAGCGTCTGGAAGACGACTACGTCGCTTTGATGGGCTTGCGGGCCCTAGAGCAGAAGTACGGCGGGGATTACGGCAAGTTCATTGATGCTGATGCGCGGCGCTTGGACCCTAGTTTTACTACGGACTTGAGCGTCCGAGGGGATTACAACCCGGAAACAGATGAAATCCGGGTAAAGACAACGCCGACACAGCAGCAGAGTTTAGCAGCTCAAGAAGATAATTCAGAAGAGCTTTACCGTGCTTACTTTTCTAGGCCGGAGATGCTCAAAACCGTCGGTCACGAACTGTTCCATGCAGGTATGAACCGGATTAACGAAAACGCTTCGGTGCCTACCGAACACCGTGTTTTAACCCCTATTGACTGGGAGCGACTGAGGAAGACACCGGAAGGCCGTGCAGTTATTCCGGTAGGGAAGCGTTATGCTGAAGCTTCACCCTTGTACCTAGCCGAAAAACCTTTCCGGTACGAAGATATCCGGGGCTTGCAGGCCGAGGCCCGTGATCTCTACGAGGAGATGGGCCCGCCGCGCGTGAAGGGTTATGCGGATGGCGGTGAGGTCGAACCGCGGTCCGCGGAC